ATCGTGAAGCATTTTTAGGAGGAGGTAGTGTTTTATTCGCGGTATTATCTTATGTAAAAAATGGGATTATAAAGATACACGGCAATATACACGCATATGATTTGAATGAACCACTAATTTATATGTATAAAAACATTCAAACGCGCCATAATGAATTATATGACATACTGCAAACTATTATTTCGGATTTTAATGACTGTGGAAACGGGGAAATAAATAGAACACCCGCAAATATAGACGAAGCAAAAATCGCAAAAGAAAATTACTACTATTGGATAAGAAGTGAATATAACAAATTATGCTTAACCGATAAAAAAAGTATACTAGGTTCTGCGATGTTTATATTCTTAAATAAAACTTGTTTTAGAGGCGTATTTAGGGTTGGCCCCAATGGATTTAATGTTCCTTATGGGCACTACAACAACCCAGAAATTATAAATAAACAACATCTACAAGAAATACATGAACTAATACAAAATGTGATGTTTGAATGCTGCGATTTTACTACAACACTGACAATTGTAGAACAAAATGATTTTGTATATCTTGACCCGCCGTATGCTCCCCAAACGGATACTTCGTTTGTAGGGTATACTGAAAATGGGTTTAACATTGAACACCATAAGAATTTATTTAAGTTAGTGCACGCCTTAACTGAAACAAATAAAAAAATAATGTTAAGCAACGCTGATGTGAGTTTGGTGCGTGAATGTTTTACAAATGAAAAATATAAGATAGTATCAATCTTATGTAAACGGGCAATTCATTCTAAAAATCCAGACGCGATGGCAAAAGAAGTGATTATAATGAATTATTAGTTGTTTATTATTCTATTATTCATAACGGACAAATATCATCAAACAACGCCATAGCCGAATAATTATGTAAATCAATAAGGGTGTCTTTCAGACCCTCGTCATTCACCAAATTAATACCCTTATTTGTTATGGAAATTGCGCGTTGAAGTTTGTCTTGAATGCGCATCAACACACCGACAAATCCGTATTTTGCAAACGCATCCCCGTAATCCGCATTTTTGCGTTCAAACAACGCAAGCCCTTGTGCCTGTATTTCACGCATTTGTTCAATGCGCCACTGCTGTAATTCCGCAACGGTTTTATCTTTTTTATCGGCGACAATGATGTTGCTGTTATTCTGGTTCTGGTTCTGGTTCTGGTTCTGGCTAGTATTCATTGTATTCTCGTATTTTCACTACTACTACTACTACTACTACTACTGACTGACTGACTGACTTACTGTCTGACTTGTATAATATATAATGTAATATAATGTGTTTTATTTTATGTCGTTTTTTATAGACAGACTGCGTATTTTATCCCTAAGTTCTTTGATTTCTTTCACCAAAATCGGGACAAGTTGTATGTAATTAATGGACTGATACTGCTCCGCATCTTTTTCACCAATAACCAGCTCGGGAAAACACGCCTGTACTTCGTGGGCAATAAACCCGTATTCGTGCTGGCGCGTTAATTCATTAAAATACTTTACGGGGTGTAGCGCATCAACGCAAACATCCGGTGAAATGGCTTGAATGCCGGTCTTAATCCTGTAATCACTGACATTGTTCAACCCCAGTGTTTTAATGGTTCCGCTTACATCCAACGCAACCCCGGTGTCTGGCGTGTTTGTGGCTATACCCACCGTTCCTGTATTGTAATATATACTGCTACCGGTAGTCTGCCATATAGTTGGCCCGATGATATTTGTTAAAAACGGAACAACCACACTATATTGTTGCGACGGGGTGAATTTCGTGGTGACATAGGCGATTACCCGTGGTTGGTTTGCGGCGGTGTTAGTTAAATCCGTATAATCGGTCCGCAATACGGGGATGGTGTTGTTTGCGGAATATATTTTGGTATTAAATGTTATGGTCCCAGTGGTGGGCGTATCCAATCCAATCATTCCTTTTCCGCCAGTTATGCCGGTATATAACGTTTCCGTGTTGTTAATGACATAGATTTCTTTCACGCCGTTCAGAATTGGCGTTGAATAAAATATTAAAAACCCGCTGGTGGTAGTCATTGTGTTATTAGAAACATAAAACGTAAAATTGGAGGCGGTTAGTGCGATATCAACCATTAATAAACGCTGCACCGGCAGCACCGCACTAACGTTGCCGCTAATAACCAGCGACCCATTTGTAAAACTAGATGTTTGATTATTGAAGTTAATACACTGCGTGGAGGCGGCAGTTGCGTTGCCTTCAAATATATTGTTATTTACAAACGACCGTCCAGTCATACCGGTTATAATGATGTATCGGTGGCTGTCGGTTGTCCCCACAAACTGAAACCGATTATTGGTGATTTGAATGGATGCGTTGTTGGTTGAAATGGCGAATTCATTGGTTTGAAACACGCAACTATCTACATAATTCACACCAGCCGCATTAGAAAACAGTAGTATATTGGCAATACTACTTGCGTTTGCGTTGTTAAATGTAAGATTAGATACAAGTATTCCGGTTCCGGTTATAACCAATATATTAGACACGCTGTTATAAATCACGGTGGATGATGACACGCCTTCTATTTTCACGGCTTTGCTGATTGTTTTTTCAGATGTAAGGGTTATGTTGTTGGCAATGCGCAGTATGTCGCCGCTGACACTGGTTGCTATGGCAGATGTGAATTCTGCTTCTGTGGTAATGACGTAAGTTGAACCTGAAAAAATAGGTAAAGACGATATTTGTGGAAATCCGGCATCACTTGCCGCATACAAATTATACGAATTATTTAAATATGTGTTTGCGGTGTTTTCGTTGATTGGTTCGGTGTTTATGAAGCGAAAGGTGGGGCCTTGTGTTCCAGGACCGGTTGGACCCGTTTGACCCGTAGGGCCTTGTGTTCCAGTCCCTGTTGGACCAGTTGGACCGGTTGACCCTTGTGTTCCAGTCCCTGTCGGGCCCGTAGGACCCGTAGGACCAAGCAATCCAAACGAAGTATGAACATGACTATATGTTGCGTTACTTTGAAAATATATGTTCGCAGACCGGGTAGATGAATTATTATTGTAAGCATACAGTTGTATTTGAATTGATGGCGAACTGCCGTACAATGTCAAATCAGTGTATGGAATCACCATACTAAGCGTGTAATCTTCTAACAAAGTTGCTATGATTTGATGCCGTGTTGAAAACTGTGAAGTTCCACCAATCTGAACAACATTTGATGGTAAATTAACTGGCGGAATGGTTGCGATATTTACGGTATCTAAGATTTGGGTTCCCGCGATTTGGCCGCCGCTTACATCAGTATTAATAATATACACCGCATAATAAAGAAAAATGTGGTTTATATCACTGGACGCCGGAACATTCGCAAATACATTTACATCCCATATTCCAGCCGACAAGAATTTTTGTGAATACGCAAATGAAGCAGTTGTTCCGAAAAACGCCGCCACAAATGCGTTTGTTGCCGATGGAATATTTAAAGAAACCGTATTTTGCGCTGCATTATTTGGCGCATTTGACAATTCATTTATACGGGTGCCGGTATTGCTATTTCGGTTCATATACAGTAACAACCCACCGGAACCTTGAAGTCCTTGGGACCCAGTAGCACCGGTAGGGCCGGTAGGCCCGGTATCTCCTTTGCTAGCAGCAGTTCCGGGTATTCCTTGTGGACCGACCGCACCAGTACATCCGGTTTGTCCCGTTGCGCCTAAAATACCACGAGGACCGTATGGACCGGTCGGCCCGGTTGAGCCACACGGACATTTTAAACATCTACATTGTAAATATGTTTCATAATTACTATACGAAGTCATGCTTGTTTTGTTTTGTTTGGTTTGTTTTGTATATTATATATGATTACGAATATTATATACAATAATTATTATTTATTATTTCTTGTGAAGTGAATTCAAAACCATTTTTCCTGGGCGTGTTGAAAGGGGCGGCTATACTTATCTACAACCAAAGGTTCTGGCATATATACCGTGGTAGCACGGTCGTAAAATCGCACTTCCGGCACAGTTTTGAGGCTGGGATTTACCGGCATTTGAGGCGTAACTAAATTGGTTGAATTAATGCCCCGTAATGCCGACTCTATATCAACCGAGTTGTTAGAAAATGAATCACGCGACATATATGACGGCATAATGCCGAGACTTTCGTAGGTTAGACCATCACGGTAAGCCCGCCCCGTTGCGGCATTTTCAAAGCCCACGTAATCGCGAGCCTTGTTGAGAGAATTTTGTTGAATACAATAATCGGAGCGTGTGTTTTTATTGCGAGTTGATGCCATATTTATATATCACTTGGAAGAAAAAACGGATTTTACAGCATTAATTGTTTCGGTTTTTAATTCCGGCGATACAACCCCAGACCGGTGTATTTCAACTAAACATTTGTGAAATAAATCAAAGGTGTTATAGGAATACATCATACAAAATATGAGTTCGGAATTATCGGTATTATCGGTATTATTTTCTTCAACTGGTTCTTGTCTTTCTGGATGTTCATCACTGCCCGTCTGTTTCTGTTTCTGATACAGCGGATGATTTGAAATAATCTCTCTAACATCATTATGAAATTTGAATTTTTCATATAATTTTGTTAAAGCGTCGCTTATTCTGTCTGCGTCATATTCGCCACTTTCAATTTGGAACACTTGTAGAAACTGGATTTTAAACATCATATCCGCTTCGTCTTCTGTATCCATTTGTTTATAAGTGGTAACTAATTCAAAATTATAAAAATCGGTCATTTTTTTATAATTGAACACAAGGGTTCTATTTATGTGTCTTTTGTCTTTTGTCTTTTATTTGGTCTTTTGTCTTTTGGTTGGTCTTTTGTTTGGTCTTTTGTCTTTTCACTTGTAAAGATACTCTTGGTCGCGAATCAATTCACGGGAAGGAACGCCGCCACGAACCCAGCCATCCGCAGCCGCACCTTCTACGTAATTAACCGGGTTATTGATGGTTGCGGCGAGAGATGGAAGCAAGGGGTAGTTGCTGTGTGCCATAAATGACTGCTCGGTCAAGTTGTTGATGCTCTTCTTGTTCTGATGAGAATCGCCCTGCAAAAGCAAAGACTCTACATTGGGGTCTACTTTCCCCCTTCCTAAATAAGGAACCGTGCGAAAAGGACGCTCCAACAGACTCAATTTACTCTTAGAATGGGTGTTCAAACTGCCAATGGAGAGGTCCGAGTTGGTGTCAATGTTGCACCCGCCGAACCCGGTTTGGTGGCCTCCCTTAAAGAACACATTGGGCTGGCTGGTAGCAAAAGCAATGGGGCGCTCCATCTGGCAATCCGTAGAAAAGAAATTTGCCAACATATAATTGGCCGAATCCAAGTTCTGGACATTGCGCTGGCTCAAATCACAGCTGTCGTTTCCTATTCTAGAAAGATTGTCAAAAGTGTATCCACGAATATATGCCATTTACTTATTTATATAATTACTGTGTATAATGTATATAAATAAAAATAAAATATTTCTACAAAAACCAACCAAAACAATTACGAATTACGCCCCCATAACCGGTCCTAAACGAGAATTAATGCGCCCGCAAGCAAATTCATTCCCTTCTTTACACGACGACATCTCTCCGTAGCAAAACTTGGCAAAGGCGGATTGGTCATTCGGAATGCGACTATTCGGCATCGTATAAAAATTTCGCATAGACGATTCAAACTGCGCATTATCACCTAAAGTTCCAAACAATTGCGAATACGTTTCTTCGCTGGTATGATTTGGCGGAGTTTCCAATGCGACCTGTCCGTTATGAACTAAATTGCTTGCGTTGCTGTCTATGGTGCGGCTAACAAATTGCTTTGCGGATTCATTAATGTCGGTTTCCACGGCGGGATTGAATGCGGGGGCGGCATTGCGGCGCTTCGGATTGTATTGTATTTCGTGGGGCAAGGTATTCATCAGGGGGTTCTTTTGAACCGGCCCCGTAAATTCGGTTTTCAGTGCTTTATAAAAATCCGGATTTGTTATATTTGTGCTAAACCCCTCCTTTGTTTTGTATTTTGTTTCTACTGTTTCTTTTTTGTTTTGATAATTGTATAAAAAAGCGACAATTCCGAGTGTAATAAGACCAATGATAAATATATTGTATGACATCGTAATTAAATACCCTAAAAATGTCAAAATAATAACAAGGCGAGAAATTACATTGAGTTTTTCTTCGGTCGTCATACCGGCCTTGGGCCATAATTGTGATATATATTCTTTGTTAAAAAGCACAGTGGGGTCTTTGGTCCAAAACTCCTGCGTTTTTTCATTATTTGAAGAATGTTGTCCGCCGCTCATACTATATATATATTTATATTATAGATATATAGTTTTTACAACACGCATTTTGTTTGCGTAATTCATTTATTTTTATTGGTTTGAATTTTGAAATGTAAAATGTGATTTATTTCTTGTTATTCTTCTTTTTCTTGGGTTTTGCTTGTGTCTTTTCGTCGTCTTCAAAATCTTTTTCGGTTAATGCGATGGGGTGTTCTTTCGTGTGTTGTGTGGACTGCGTCTGTTGCGATGACTGTGTCTGTTGTGTTGACTGCGTCTGTTGCTGTGCCGGCTTGGGAAATCTCGGTGTGCGCTCAACTGTTTCGCCCGTGCTAAATACCTGTGCTGGTCCTGGCACAGCCTTTTCGTTCAATTTCTTCATCATCCTTTCACGCATTTTGGCTTGTTTAATGTTTCGTTGGAGCTGGGATTGCATCGCCCCTACATTCACCTTTCCACCCCCTGGAACATTCATTCCCATTTGACTGAGCATGCTGGCAATATTCCCCATCCCCGGCATGTTTTTCATTTTACTCATCAAATCGCTGGCTTCTTGCATGATTTCACTTTCTTTCAATTCGCCCGACTTCAACTTTTTGTCCAGTTTTTCTCCCACCGATTTCACCAACCCCGACAATTTCCCCGGGTTTTTAAACAGCGTCTGAAAAATGCCCTTCACTGAACTCTCGCTCGTCATATCTAAATCCAAATCCTTGGCCGTTTCCTCGGCGATTTCTTTGGCTAAACTGCCAATCTTGCCGTTGAGAAGCGAGTTCAAATGCTGTTGGATGCCTTCCGGATTTGGCATCTTTGCGTGTGCGCCGGCGCTTTCGTCACCAGGTTGCGAATTCATAAACCCCTTCATAAACTCGGACGCCTTTTTAAAGGCTTCTTCTTCCTCCGTTCCTTGGCCTTGGCCTTGTCCTTCTCCTTGGCCGTCGCCGTTGCCGTCATTAGAAGAGGAAAACATTCCGTTCATTCCTTCAATCACCTCCTCCAACTTGGTCTTTAATTCGCCTTCATCAATCGCTTCAAACAACTTGGCGGTGTCGCCAAAAGACCCAATATCCGACACATTGGAAACCACGGAAAACAGAATCAACTGTAAATATTTCCAAATGGCGTCTTTGGTCCCCTCTGAAATGTCACTGTTCCACAAGTCTTTAAACTCCACCTTGGGTAAAAACTGCGTATTCACGTCGTCGGTCGTGCCAATCAACTCCCGGTCAAACATCTTTTCGTTTTTATAGAGAATATCAAAAAACCGGGCTGGATACACGGTCTTACAATAAGTATACAATGCCTCGTAATCGCGACACTCTGACGCCAATACCGTCTCGTATTCCGGAAACGTAGTCGCAATATCCCGCAAAAAGTCGTTAATTACATTTTTGAAATCGTCGGGATATGACATCTAATATTACTATGTTCCTATGTTCCTATGCGAATGATGTCTAATGTAAGTATTTTAGTATTTTACATTTATTACAATTCAAATATTTAAGCGGTTTTTACATCATTCTACTATAATTTTGACGGCCATATGCCCCCCTTTGGGTTCCATTTCCATTTCCATAAGGTTGATATTGCTGATACTGGCCGGGTTGATGCTGAGAATACTGTTGCTGATACTGGGCGTGTTGTTGTTGTTGTTGTTGTTGCTGATACTGGCCCGGTTGTTGCTGATATTGTTGCGGCGAATATTGCGGTTGCTGATATTGCTGATACTGCGTTTGCTGTTGATTATATTGTTGTTGTTGTTGCGCGTTTTGAAGCCGTGAATACTGGGTGTTTTGGGGAGGCGCATAATAGGACTGGCCCAAGGGTGCTTGTACTTGTTGGGAATACATTTGTCCTTGTCCTTGTCCTTGTCCTTGTCCTATCGCCATTTGCTGTGGCGGAACCCCCATCGGCGGATAAAATTCTTGATATTGCTGCATTTGATACATGGGTTGGTCCGGGCGTTGCGTAGACGGGACTTGTTTCATTGGAGGCGAAATGTGCTGGTTAGGGTTAAGCGGGCTGTCTTCAATTTTAATGTCTCGTTCTCTCTGCGATTGAAGCGTCTCCACGCTGACGTCCTTTACTTTATCTGGACTATAATTATCCGGCGGGGTCTCTATTTTATCCACTTGATTTATGGTTGCGTAATTGTGTAGTTGCCGCATTCCGCCATTTCCCTTTGCCGACAATTCATCCGGACTTTGGTCTAAATAACTGTATGTGTCCGACGCAACCCCGAACCCTCCAAGCCCTTCATTACACAACGAAAACGCCATTGGTTCGCCATTAAAGTTGGTGGCGCTGTTATTTTGCGCGGTGTCCAGCGGCTGTAAATGCTGCAATATTTGTTCGCCATACAACACTTGGTTCTGTTTATTTAAAAGCAACAGTGCCGGCACTTTATTTACTTGCGGCGGCAACAAAACCTGCGCCCCCGTTTCAAGCACAATGTGCCAAGTGGTTCCCGTTTTTACACGCTTGTCAATACATATAAAATGTATGTCTTCTTGTATTTTACTTTTCGCTAATTTTGTTAAAATTGCTTTTGATTTATCACAATAATTGCTGTAATATAAAATACTACTCATTTTATTATATGTGATGGATTGGTGGATTTATGGATTGATGGATTGAGATATTGAGAGATTGATGGATTGAGAGATTGAGAGATTGGTGGTTGGTTGTGTGGGTTGGTTATTCTAAATAATCTTTACGATATATTATTTATATTTTTATAACTTGTGGTTTTAACGAACACGCATACAACACAACACACTACTGCGAAAAATTGATTAGAAATATAATGTATAAATATATACAACAATCCAATCTCAATATCTCAACCCAATCCGACAAACACAACAATGAGCGAAACAAAATTGTTATCAACTCCCACACAATCTAAATTGGCGTCATCCAGGTATATTCCCCGGCTGGTGTCCCGCGTGGAAGAAGGCGGTATATTGACATTCACAATGGACAATATAAATGTAAGTTTAGCCAATGCGCTTCGCCGCATCATCTTATCCGAAATACCCACCCTCGTTTTTCGCACATTCCCGTATTCTGAAAACAAAGCCTCTATCTCGGTGAATACCTCCCGCTTACACAATGAAATTATGAAACAGCGCCTTAGCGCCATCCCCATCCACATTTCCGACCCAGAATTCCCGTATAAAGATTATATGCTGGAAGTGGATGTGGTGAATGACACACAAAACATTCGCTATATAACCACCGCCGACTTCAAAATAAAGAACAAGCAAAACGACAAATATTTAACCGAAGCCAAAGTGCGCGAAATATTCCCGCCTGACCCGACTACCGGGGATTACATTGAATTTGGGAGATTAATGCCTAAAATGACGGAATATGGTGAAGGAGAACGCCTTGCCCTTACTTGCGATTTTGACATTGGCCGGGCAAAAGAAGACGGGGCGTATAATGTCGTATCAACGTGCTCGTACTCAATGACAATGGACCCCAGTAAAATCCAAGATGCGTGGAAATTGAAGGAAGCCGAATTGGTAAAAGATGGCATTGATCTTGATTCGGATGAGATGAAGGACCAGAAAAAGAACTGGTTGCTTCTAGACGGCCAACGATGTACCAAGGAAAACAGTTTTGACTTTGTCATTGAAACCATCGGCGTATATTCCAATGTGGAATTGGTTGCAATGGCGGCAAAAGCAATGATTGACAAATGTAAGAAATTCATTTCAGATATTGAAGGCGGCGAAAACCGGGTTCAACCGTCGGCATCTACATTGGAACACGGGTTTGACATTGAGTTGAAGGGCGAAGATTATACATTAGGAAAGGCATTGGAATTCTTCATATATGACAAACATTACATAGAAGACCAGAGCGTGTCGTATTGTTCTTTTCGCAAAGTGCATCCGCATAGCATTGATTCATTGATTCGTATTGGCTTTGCCGAAGCCGTGGATGAAGCCATTGCGTCAAAATACATTATTCAGGCTGCTCACGACGTGATTGGCGTGTTTGAAAATATTCGCGACCACTTTCAATAAATTCATACATCATACATCATCATCCCCGTCCACCCAATAAAATAAAAAAAACAGTTGTTTTATTACGACAACTATTTTTTTATTTTTATTTTAGTTAGTTTAGTTTTTAGTTTTTACCCTTAGCCGATAACCCTTAGCCGATAACCCAGATATGACCATCTTCTTCTTCATAAAACGCTTGATTTAACATATCGGCATCGTTGTCATCATCATTTTCCGATGAATCATCCTCTAATAAATCTTCCAAGTGGTCGCTGTCATTCAATGTCGTATCCGCCTCTGACAAGCAATCTTCGTGCGTGAATATATGGTCTTGGTTGTAGTATGAGCAACGAACAATGCGATTATACCACTCCACATAAATCTCAGACAAACACTCCGAGTGTTCATCATATAACGCGACATAGTAATCCAAAAAGTCATCACCTAAATTTCCGTGAAATTGTTCAGTAGGATGGTCAAGGACATTTTCCGGCAATTGAAATACGCATTCGCTCCACGGTTTAATTACCGAATATGCGTATCCCATTATATGCCACGTTTGCATTTGTTCGGTTATAACACGGAGTTTGCGAGCAATGATTGCCAATTCATTGAAGAGAAACTTGCGGCATACTTCTATGATTTGCGTATCTTTCAAATCATCCATTCGTAGTTTCATATATGAAACGCGCATCATACAGCCTTCCGCATAATTGTCCCACAAATCATTCATTGTTGTATAAAAGTTGTTCCATGCTTCTTCGCACACGCTTGCGTTGTGATAAATTAATTCTAGTTGTTCGGTATAAATTCGTTGTAATATTTCGTTGTTCATACCAGCGAGATTATTAAGAGGATGACAGTTATTGGTGGTATTGGATCGGATACAAGTTTCATATAAGGTCTTCTGGTCTCGGGATAGGTCTTGGGATAGGTCTTGGTCTTGAATGTTGTTAAACATATTGAATTGATTTGATTTGGTTTTGATTTGGATACAACTCACATAGTTGCGAGTGATTTCAATTTTTTAGTTTTTCAAGTATATTGTAAGGTATGATGTGACAACCTATTTTTATATAGTTTATAAGCCCAACAGCCAAACTATATAAAATCAATAAGTATTTGAATTATTTATGAATTATGAATTATTTATGAATTATGAATTATTTATGAATATGAATGAATTATGAATTATGAATTATGAATATGAATGAATTATGAATTATGAATTATGAATTATGAATTATGAATTATGAATTATGAATTATGAATTATGAATTATGAATTATGAAT